TGGTGATGTCATGCCAGGACCGGCTGCACGTTGCGGCCAGCGCGCGAGTCACTGTTCCTGATCAACCTGGCAAGGTTCTGGGCTGTGGCCTGCTCGACCGCTGCGGCTGTCCTGGCCGCTTCCCTGGCTGACACTTCCGCCAGGGCTGCGCTACGGGCCGCCTCAGCGTCTTTGACTGCCTGGGCGACTGCGGCGGCGATTTCGGAAGCGATGTTGGCGCCGATCGGTTTGCCGATGTTTTTGCCGATCCGCTTCAAGCGATCGGTTTCCAGGGACAGTTGCTGCGATGTGCCGTTCAGGAACTCGATCGCGGAATCTTCGCCAGCGCGCAGGAACTCTGGCACCATCGTTTGTGCGACTTCGTCTGCCTTCGCCGTGACGGTGGCCAGTTTCTCGCCCATGGTGGCGACCAGGCCTGAGTCGATTAACGCCTGACCCATTGTGGCGCCCTGGTCAATACCTTGTGAGGCTAAGTAAGCGCGTAGGGCTTCACCGTTTGTGCCGGCGTCGCGTTGCACTGCGGCCAGGACGTTGCCGTACCACTCGTATTTTGCGACTTCAGAATCGACGCCTGCGAGCCACGCCTGAGCGTCGACTTCGCCGTTGTCCATAGTAAAGCCTGCGCCCAAGTTAAATCCCCTGGTGATTTCGCTCGATAAGGTGCTGGCGTAGTTCGCGATCGCGTCTTTCGCCTGGACTAGGTCCTGCGTTTGTTCTTTGAACTTGGCGTTCAGGTCACCTACGGTTTTCGCCTGGGCGTCAAACTTTGCTTTCCCGATGTCTGACTGGGTGCTCAGTTCGGCCATGGCGCTCGAGGCGCCACGGCTGCTGGCGCCGGTTTGGGTGACGGTTTTCTCGAAGCGGTCCATCGAATACGTTGTTTCGACGGCGCCTTTGTTCAGTTGGCCGAGTACCTGGTAGAACGCTTTGGAGGGTTTGTCGGCGATGTTCGCCAGGGCGTCATCGGCGGCTGCCGTTTTCAAAGCTAGTCCGGCCATGGCGTTGCCTGCTGTGATCGCTGCCGACACTGTCGCGGATAGTGCCCCTGGCACACTTTCGGCTTGGCCGGTCAGTTTTCCGAGCAGCATCGCGGCAGTGTCTAGGCCGTTCCAGAACAAGGGAAAGTCGTTGATCAGGTAGTCGATCGCTTTGCCCATGCCCGAAAGTTCGTCTTCGGCGTCTGGTGCTGCGCCTGCGATGCTGGCCAGTGAATTGACGATGGTCAGTAGTGACGTCGCTGTCTCGCCTGCCTGGGCGCCGATCCCTTCCATGAGCGGTTCGAGGTCTTCCATGGCTTTGACCAGGCTGGTCGTGCCGTCGCTTGTTTCGCCCAGGGAATTGAGCAGGCCTCGACCCAGTGCCTCTGCCACTTGCTCGGTGGCGCGTTGCAGTTGCTGTAATTGTCCCTGGAAGGTTTCGGCTTGACGCGATGCCTGACCGCCGAAAGTTGAAGCAAGTTCAGCAGTGATCAGTTGCATGTCGCCAGTTTTGAGTGTCGCTGAGTCGATCCCTGCGCCCAGGCGTGACAGGCCTGCCGTATTTCCATCAAACGCACGCCCAAGCGCCTGTACCACCGAATCCAGATCGCGACCCGTTCCCGCTGAAACGTCAAGGGCGATTTCTAGTGCGCGGTTCGCTTCTGCCGTGTCACGGGTTGATCGAATCAGGCGGTCGTATGCCGGTCGCAGGTCGCCCAGGTATCCGATCGACTGCTCGAGGGCGTCGAGATAGGCGTCGATCTCGTCGGTTTTGTGTGCCAGTCCGACGTTGTTCAGTGTCGTGGTGAGTTTGGCTAGGGCTGCCTCGTCGTCGATTGCGGCTTTGACTCCGTCGACTCCCAGTTTGACTGCGAACGCGCCTGCGGCGGCTGCCGCACCGATCAGGGCTGGCCCCATCAGGTTTGACAGTTTGCCGGACAGGCCGCTGATCCCGTTGCTGAACAGACTTAGGTCGTTTTGGGCGCCTTTCAGTTGCCGGTTCAGTTTTGATACGTCGGCTGCCAGGAAGATTGTCAGGGTTTTCGCCATGGCTACATTGTCCCCCATTTTCTGACGATGCGGTCGACGGCTTGGCCCCATTCGCGCAGCGCGGCTGGCTGGTAGGCGCGTACGTTGCTGATCCAGTTCGTCTGTTCGAACGGTGCGAAAGACTCGCGCCGCTGGCCAGTGTCAGAGGGCCACCTGACCATCGTTGCTGTGCCGCCACCTGACAGGACCTTACGGTTGCCACCGATCGACACTGCTGGCACGCGGTCGCGTTTAACTTTGACACTGTCGGCGATGACCTGGCCCCACGGTCCTGCGTAATACAGGGCGGCGTTCTGCCAGGCGGGCACCATGTAGTCGGCGGCGATTTTGTTCGAGGCTTGCCGTAGTTCCGCGCTGGCTTCTTTTGGTAAAGCTTTGAAAGCGCGCAGGACGTCGTTCAGGCCGTCGACGTAGGCTTCAACGATCGCCACTGCTCAACTCCTCAACGAATGTCGCAAGCAGTCTGGGTTCCATCTTCGCCAGTTCCTCAACGGGCCGGTGAAGGTGGAGCGCCAGTTGCACCATCAGTCGTTCGACAGTGCCTGCTGGGTAGGGTCCGGCGTTTCCCCTTGCTCGGCCCAGATGCGTTCCTTACGCGCCCACTTCGATACCTGGTCCATCTTTGCGGGTTCTGAGTCGTGCTCGTTCATGTAGGCGACCAGGATGCAAAGGTCGACCAGTTTTGGGTTGTTGTTGCACAGGCGGTTTGCCAGCATGACGTCTGCCGCTAGGCAGTCGACTGTGGTGACGTCGTCCTGGTCAGGCCTTTGGTAATTGACTTTCGGGTACATGCGGTGTTTCCCCGTTCGCTAGTTGTTAGGAGAACGCTACGGTTCCGGTGAAGGTGACCGAGCAGGTGGCGATACCGGCTGCCTCGACGGTCATCTCGCAGGCCTCGATGGACATTCCGTTGCCTGCCCAGTGGCCGGTCGCGGATCGCACGTCGACGGCTACTGTCTGAGCGCCAGCGATTGCAACCTGGAGCGCGTCGTAGAGTCCCGTGTTCTCGTCGTAAAGGAACTCGACTGCGATCGTCGAGTTCAGGTCGGTCTGGTCGAACGCGACCGAGTCGAGTGTCTTTGTTCGCACGATCGTGGGCGTCGTGGTGACGGTGCCGTTCGTGACCTGGCTTTCGTATCCGATAGAGGCGACGTCAACGGTGAACGCTGCGCCCGCCACACTTACTGCTGGCATATCTGGTCCTCTTTCTGTGGGCGGGGCGTGGCCCCGATTACGGTGTCGGTGTTTCTGTCATTTGTGCGGTGATGCTGATTTCTGTTGTGTAGACGGTTCCCTGCGCTCCTGTGTCTGCCAGTTGCGGTGGGCCGACTAACTCTGCGACGTATCCCGAGGGTACTAGCCCGAGGATCAAATCGACCGCATCTTCGCAGTCGACTGTCGCGGCGGCGTTGTTCCTGGGCGAGATGACGACCAGGACTTTCCACCTGACTCGGTAGTTCAGGTTCGAACCTAACCTGGTCGGCTGTATCCAGGGTGAGTCGGGAACGATGACAACGCAGGGCGGGATCGGTACGGCTGGGACTGTGGTGTAGACCTTCAGGCCGTTACCGTCGAACGCTGTGACCAGGGCTTCGCGTGCCTCGGTGCTGAGCGCTGTCATCCGATCATGCCTTTGACGTTCAGGTATGGCCCCAGTAAAGACATGACTCGCCTGGTAAGCCACACCGAAAGTCGGTAAGGACCAGGGCTGAAGTCTGCCGCTACTGCCTGCCCACCTGATGCGGTTCGCGCTTGGAAGATTTCGACGCCCACTGCGAGCGCGGCTTCCTTGACTGCTGGCGGTTCCGCTGCCAGTGCTGTGGTGGTGATCAGGGTCCCGATGATGTCATCCGCAGCTGCGGCGACCTGATCGAGCGTGTCTTCGTACGGGTCGTCGTATTCCAGGTCTAGCGCGTCGGCTAGTTCCTGACCTGTTACGAGTGCCATATCGGGACCCTGATTACCTTCCGGTGGGGTGGGTTGGTTTAGTTCTCGGCAAGACGGACGACGCCTGCTGGCAAGTAAACTGCCGTGGCACCGTATCCGTAGATCGCGATGTCGCGACCCAACTTGCTGACGTTCTCCGCAGTGGCGAGGCGTGGGCCGTCTTCGACCCAGCGTGCTGCTTCACCGTTGAGGACGATTGCGTGACGGTCGGCGTCGGTGTCGAGCCACTTGGCGCGGATCACGCGCAAGCCTGACACGTTCACTTCGAGGGTGCTGGCGGTTGCCACACCTGACACGTTCTGCACACCGTAGGGGGCTGGGAAGAACGTTGACCATCCGCCGATTGCCTGGAACAGGGCGGTCGAGGCGAGTACTACGGATGCGGGGGCGCCGGTTGCGTCTTCGACCTCCATGGATGCGAGGAACACTTCTTCGCGGAACACTGCGCCGGTGGTGTCGGCTGACAGGTCGTAGATGTTGGTGTTGTTCGATCCGGTCCACAGGTCGTTGGTGAACTTGCGGTCGGTGACGGTCGAGTATGACGCGGCCATGATCCGGTTGTGTGCGTCCAGGTATGACGGGCTGGAACGCTGGAGCAACTGGTAGGAGATGTCCGATCCGGCTGCGTAGGTGGCCAGTGTCGCGTCGCCCTTTTCGAGGTCGATCTCGACGCTGTTGACTTCGCCCTTTTCGCTGGCTTGTGCCTCGACGATTGCGGTCAGGTCACCGTCGAAGTAGGGCCAGTTGATTTCCATTCCGAAGGTGCCGGCTGACTCTGCGCCACCGACTGAGGTGATCGCGGGGCGACCGAGGTCGATGATCCCTTTGACCTGGAGCAGCCATACGGGCGGCATGACGCCTGGGTTGTTGGCGGTCGTCTGGTCGGCGAGGGCGCGTGCCTCGACGTCGCCTGCGAGAACTGCCTTTGAGTATTCACCGAATGAGCGGTACTCGGCGAGTGGGTGTACGGGTTCAGATACGAAAGCGCGTGCCTCGATGCTGGCGACGGTTTCGCGTACCTGTGCGATGGCTTCGCGAGCCTCCGCATCGACCGAGACAGTCTCGGTCTCGATGACTGTCTCAGTCATGGTTTCTCCTTCTTCTCTGATTGCCGATATGCCAGCGGTGGCATATGCGGGATATGGGGTGAGGCTGACCTCGAGCAGGCCGGCGCTCATGTGTTGCACTGCGTCGCGTGTCTTGGTCCAGGCTGACTTAATCGGCTGGAATCCGACGGACAGGCCGCGGCTGGCGCCAGTGCGTGCCAGGGTTGCTGCGTCGCGACCGAGTGCAGTGTTGACGATGTTGAAGTCGATGTAGAGGCCGTCTTCGCGGTTCTCTGCGCCGGTAATGATGCCGACGGGTTCGTTGTGACGGTAGGCAAGTGGCTTGCCGATGACGTCTTCAGGGTTGAATGAATCCCTGGCGAATGACTCGCGTACTCCACCGATGTCGGTTTCGACTCCGTAGGGTACGGCGCGGCCTGTGCCCTGGCCGACGATGTCACCGTCTGCGTCTTCGCGTACTTCGAAGATGAACTCTGTGTCTTGCGTTGTCGTTCTCATTGGTTCCCCATCGGTAAAAGGGTGTATGACATTACTCCGAGAGTGGGCAGGTCGAGAACTAGGCGTGCTTCTTCTTCTGTCAGGACGCCGAGCGGTACTAGCTTTGTGATCAGGTCGGCCAGTTCGCCTGGGTTGCCGCGCAGGAATCCGGTCGTGTCGAACCTGACTGCGTGTGTCCTGGGCACGATGTCTGGCATGGATAACCGGCCACTGATCAGGTCCATGATGGGGCGCAGGCTTGTGTCGAGCAGTTGCCGGTAAAGGTCGGTGCGGTTTGAGTAGGTCAGGCTGGAACCTGGAACGCCAGCACCGACCCAGACTGGGTCAAGGTTCGCGAGCCTGGCGATCGCTGTTGCCTGGGCTTGCTTACCTTCGACCAGTTGCACGTCACGGGCACTGAATCCCATTGTCTGCGTGTCGATCGTGCTGTTCAGGTACGCGGTCGATCGGGCGGCGCGTGCTTCTTCCCAGGCCTCGAGCAGTGCGTCGACCTGGTCGGCGGGTAGGTCGGCCCCGTTGTTCTTCAGGACGACGGTCGGGATCGGTGACTCGGAATACATGAGGGTCGCGGCCTCGAGCGCGGCTGCGATGTTGATTGCGGTTGCACCGTTCCTGAGCCAGCCGCCGTTGCCGTCGCCGTAGAACTTGATCACGTCGCGGGTCGGTATCTGGTTGCCCAGGTAGTAGAACGGGTCGCTGGGCGGCTGCGTGTTCGGGTCGATGCCAGCGTTGGCGACTGTCAGGTCGTTGACGTCTTCGACGCGCATGACTTCGATGCTCGAGGGGAATCCATCCCAGGTGCGGTCGGTGATCCGCCAGTATGCGCGGTCGAATAGGAGCAGGTCGGCCACGGTGCGTTGCATGACTGCGGCGTATGGCAGGAATCGGCAAGGGCAGTTGAGGAAAGGTCGAGCGGCGATCGGGTCGTCGCCTCGGTACTCGCGCAGGCCGAACGCGCTGATCGTGTGGCTGTAAGTCTTGAGGGCGTCGACGACTGCGGGTACTTGCATGGCGGTCGCCCTGGATACGGCGAAGGACTCGCGAAGGTCGATCAGTCGTGCCAGTTGTGCTGCGCCTGACTCTCGGACATGCGGGACCGGACCCTGGACCGCTTGCGCTGCCGCACTTGCGATCTGAGTCTGGTCCCGCACGATCCTTAGTGAACGGGGAAACGCCACACGGTCAGTC